GACAAATTTGTCAGCAAATTACAAAGAAGACAGCGGTTTCAATCTGCTTGATAACTTACTCCAATTCGTTGCCGATTTATATGATTCCAAAGAAATATCTGGAACATATATAGGACAATTGTCCGTATGGTCAAACGAGTTGGCGTTAGATAGCTGAGGAGGTATAGTAGATTTAATGATAAAATATTCCATTGTCCCTAGGTCTACATTTCTGTTAAAAGCTTGCTCGCCTATATAAATAATAGAAGAAGGTAATATGAAACGACATATTCCTGTACACCCAAAAAATGACGTAGAACCTATCTTTTCTAGGTTGCTAGGCAAATCAATATACTTTAACGAAGTACAATATCTGAATGCTGCATGTTCTTTCCAGCTTCCGCCTTCAATCGAACTTATACTGTTCGGTAGTGTAATGTTAGTTAAATTGCGACACTGATCAAATGCAGTATTTGGTAATACTTCAACTTCTGTAAAATATTGAAACTCATTAAATTCTACTATTTCCGAGTTCCCTTGGAACTTATTCCCCAAAGTGGTCACTTTTGCCGCCTGTTCCTTAGTGATTCCGACACCATCGCCCCAGTTATTCACTACTATATTCTTCACAGCATTATCGGCAAAACGGATATAAAATGCCCCATTAATAATCAGCTCCAACTTTTTAAAAGTCCCCCTCAGGGTTTCAACTGAATCCTCATAACAATTCGAATTAATAGTAATCCTTCCATCCAGCACCGGATACGGGTCTTCCCCGGCGATACCCTCACTGGACAAACCTGCATAGCTACCGTCAGACAGCTTCGCAAGTATATCCAGCATCTCGCCGTCATACTCTTCATCAAAACCAACCGCACGAACACGTTGTAGAGCATGATTTGTCTGAGCGCTCTGAGCATCCATTATATCCACAAGTAACTGCATAGGCTGCATCAGAGGGCAATCAGATACAAGGAAGTCGGTGATAGCAGTCTTGCATTCATCAATGATAACGCCACTATTCTTTAATAGAGGATAGTTATTCAGTACAAGATACTGCGCCAATGAATTAAATTCTATCAGTTCCAATCCACCGCCATCCGGCAAACGAAGCTGGGTTAGTGACGTGCCATCTATATGCACCTCCTTCAAGTGGGTGCATGCCATCAGGTTTAGCGTACCTGCCAATGTGGAAATACGAGACAATACCAATTTTTGCAGCGAAACGCAGTTGGCAATCGTCAACGCCGAGATGGATATGGTTATCGGTGCGGTCTTATGCCCAAGGCGGATCTCGCGGAGCATTCTTCCCTGTATGATCATTGTGCCCGTCACATTCTTATCGTGCCAATCCCCTATATCCTGCAAGTAGCTAGCTCCTTGGATCGTGTTCTGCTGGTCGCCGGAACCGGATAACTCTATCAGCATCTCGCATACCTCACCAGCCTTGGTGCGTGATCCCCGGATGATAGATGTACCATTCGCAATCGCCGGATACAAATCCATAGCCGGAGTAAGCTCATAGGTAATGGTATTACCGGCCGCACGCACAGTTATATTATCCGTTCCCTCAGCCGAGAAGATACCAAATGAGTACTTACTCATCATATACAGGATGCGCTTCGTTATCCATCTCTGTTCGGCGGAGTAGTGATCTCCAAGCGCCTGTGTCATGGGATCGGTATCATTCGTATATCGCCCATCATTCAACGCCAGTTTTGCATTTTCGTAAGCGAACTTCGCATCTGCATTATAAAAATTCTGAGGAAAGTATTCCTGAGCAGGAGTGAAATAGTATTTTTGAAAGTAGGCATAGAGCTTGTCGAAATCAGTCCCCGACTTCAAGCCGCCCAATTCTTCCATCTTGGTCATCATCTTCTTCATCCCTGCCACAACCTCATCAGCAAAAGCCAAATCAATCAAATTCCAGAAATTGGAAGTCTCGCCATTCCATACACTACCACCCGTAGAGTAGGTATCATGAAACTCTACATCATAACCCTTCTTCGCCTGCCCTTGGTTATCTATATCAAAGATGGTATCCAAGTCATCATAACGCCATCTCCACTTGCTATCAGCATTTCCGAAGTTATAAGGATAAGTATTCTTAGCCCGGTTATCCGTACCTGCGTGGAACTCTGTCCAGTTGCGGTGCAGAATTGCATCGTCAATATCCCAGTATTTCGGAGCTTCCGCACGAAACATCTGCACGCGGGCATTGATAAACATCTCGTTTAACTGCTCTGCCGAAAATGCGGACAAGTCATTGGCAAGGTAGTCACTTAATTGTGTGCGAAGATTAATTGTGCCATCCCCGATATTAGACCCGATAAATCGACCTTCCGATGCCTCGTAATAGTAGAGATTATATTGATTCACATCTCCAGCCTTGGCTATCCAAAACTCGTATGGCTCATTGCGATAAGTAGCCACTTGCGCGTTCAGCTCATCCAGTGTCCCGTTGAATGGTTTCAAGCGGTTACTGCAAGTATAAGCAATGTTATATGCAGGAATCCACTTACTGATATTCGCGACATCGCCCGCGCCAAAATCCCAACTATTCGCACCGTTATACTGAAACGCTTCCTCGTCTTCATTGTATTGCATCCGTGAAGACCAGGGCACGCGGAACAATGCGCATAGCGGAGAGTTATCCGACCCCTCAATAGAGATCAGCTCCGGGAACAAGTCTGTATCATATCCGAATGTGTTCTTATCTCCCTTGTCCGGCCCCATGGTATAAATACCCATGAAGGTATAGACAGGTTTCCCTTCGTCATTTATCGACTTCTCGAATGCAACGAAAGGCATCTGATACACAGCTACACGGGCATTGGCATACTTCTCCGTCTGCATAGCCTCATTCAGATAGCCCATAGCCCTATACAGGTCGTCCACAGAGTTGACAGAACCAATCTTGTGCGACTGCATGGAAGAAGCGAAGTTCTTCTTTGCGGTAATTTTTGTTGCCTTGGCGAGCACAGGAGTCATAGCCCATCCGCCCGTAGCTGTAGAACCATCAGCAGCAGTCACCACAGACAGCTTCTTGTCAAGCGTGAACCGCACATTCCACTTCCAATAGCGCATGGATGACGTACCCTGTCCCTTGGCTTCCACATTGGAAATCGAAACATTCCATTCCGGATGATCGGAGAAAAGAACCTCCAATACGCCATTCAGCTTATTGGGATTAGCCAGCGATGGGAATGTATTATCAAACACGAACACGTTAAACTGGTCTTTCGTATTCTCAAAGTCTATTTCAGACCCATTTACATCCATCACGTCATTGTCCACTTCCACCTCCTTCTTTGTGTTGTTGTCAGTCAGCCAATTTATATAATTGCGCAAAATCCCCTGCGAAGTCAAGGCTGAATCATAAACGCGGATTCCATAGATGTCAATATCGGCAGTTTCTGATCCGATCTGAATCGGTCCATCATTTATAAAATAGTCATTCGATTCATAAGTAAACTCACGATTCTTCACCCCATTAATATACAGGATACAGAGGTTGAACCCGCTATTTCCGTAAGCGTCCGGCATCACGACAAGAGACAGGCGCAAGCGCTTTCCCTCCTGTACGTAAGTTCCCTGATTATCTCTGTTTTTAAGCGACTGCGAGAACATCACCACTTCATCGGCGAAGACCTGTAATCCGGAGAACAAAGCACCGTCAGACGAAATGGAAAGAACCGGTTCTGAGAAGTCCGTCACATTGTCTATCTTATAGTCTATCTCTATAGTCTTACCTGTGCGGGCCGCCTCTTTTGCAAAAGGCTTATAATCCATAGTCAGTTTAGCACCGGCCATCAACCGAAGCACTTTGTTCGCATCCGTATCTGTAGTCCATCCGTCATTTCCCCAGTTCATGCCTTTCCATGTACAAGCCACCTCGCTCTGGTCTATTTCATTGATAGCCACTAGGCGGTTACCTTGCCGATTGCTTCGTGTGCGAGGATTGATGTACAGCACGGCACCGGGAGAGGCTGAATATCCGCTACTGTTATTTACCGCAAAGGTCATAGGCTCAACCAAAGGAGTTTCCCTGTCCATGACGTGTGCCGTAATATCAAACTCGGAGCTGTCAATAGTCTCAATCTCCATCGGGAAACTGAAAGCATGCTTCGCTGACGTGGTAACATTATCCTCGTTTGAAGTAAACACCGCCATGCCGTCTTTCTTGATTATGAATTGGGCAGAAGTAGACACCTCCTCACCGTCATAGATCGCATAGTCAAACAAAGTGTTTTCCGACCAGTTTGTAGCCTTATCCAGCAAATTGTTTACCGCAACCAACTTCACCCTGTCCCCGGAAACTACGCATATCACATTAAAGGACAAAGTGCGCGTCCGGATGCTCTCATCCACGGAAGAAACATAAATGGAAATCTCATACACGCCTGTCACACCCGGGTGCTCCACCGCGTAGTTATACGCCGTTTCCACATAGATGGAAGTTCCAAGCTGCACGTCATAGGACTTGTTATAATCCTTTCCTGCAACAGACACATGCAGCACCTTTGAGATATTTCCTCCGATATTAAGCGGCAAAGTAATATTTCCCGTGTATGCCGTCCACCACTTGAAGTTGTTCGCGGAAATGGAAAGGGAAGTAAGTGTAACCGTATAGACAAATGCCGGAGTGGTCACCTCGGTAACCTCACCGGTAACCTTAATCATTACCTGATTACTTCCCGATGTGAGGAACTCGGCAACATCAACGGAGATCGGTTGACCGGAATTTACATACATCTGCTTGACTACCACATACTCACTTCCGGTAGAGTTTTTCACAGATATTTGGCAAAGGCCACGTTCTCCCGTGTCTTCATAAGGATCTGTACCATATCTCTCCTGTGATACGAAAGTGAATTTCAGGAAACAGGATTCATCCTTGCTGGCAGATACATTCTTGCTGTCAAGGTCGTTTACAACGCGCACATTACGTTGCACCGTGGACGTTCCACCGCCGCCACCTCCCAGCTCGCTCATTTTCTTCAATATCCAATCTTCCGCACCGGCCAGTTTCACCAGCACATAATCATCATCCAAAGCCATGTCCGCGTCTGGCACAACATTTTCAAGCCCACCCAATGTTGTAGCGCCTCCGCCACCTTCACCGGTTCCCCCGCCACCGCCGCCCGATGGCAATTTCGAGTACGGGAGGAATCCCCAAGTCTTGCTACCATATTTCTGCACAAGGAAACGGGTTTCAGCAGGGTCATTGTCCGCGTCCGGATCAACATTTTCCAGTCCGCCCAACGTAGTTGACAGCCCGGACAATGAATCTTTAAGCAGCTTTTGAGATACTGCCAGATCGGTTCTGTCGCCCAATTCCGTAGCAAACTCCACAGGCCCGGCGACTTCACGGATATTATATAGATTTTCCCATACGCCACCCTCGTTCTTCGTCTGAATGAAGTCGCCATTACGCCGCAATACCGCGGCATCCCCTTTATCGCCTTTCAGTTCTGTAATAGCGATCAGGTTCAGCCATTTGCCATCTTCGCCAATGCGCCATTGGATGTGTGTACTAGTTTTTTGCAAATACACATTCTTGCCTCGTATCTCCTCCTTTTCGGCAGAGGTCAGGTCGGAGAACTTCAATTTCAACTTTGATAGCGGAACAAGCTCGCGGTACTTCGTATCAGGCTCACTTTCATACTTGTATTGGATGCCTGTGTCAGTAAGTTTCAGCAGCACCTTGTCCCCTCTGGCGGAAACCTTCTTGCCGTTATTGTCAAGCACGTCCGCGTAAGTCTTTCCGCCATTGTAAGACACCTGCCAAAAATCATCAGTTATCCGGAAGAAAGTTTCCCCGTCGGTCAGGGCGTTTGCACCAATATAGGTACGGATAATCTTGCCATTCTCTTTGATGATATAGAATGTACCGGCATTTTTCTTTTCAAGGGCATCATACTCCGCCTGCGTCAATGTCTTAAAATTCAGAGACAGGGATTCTATCAACGGTTGAATAACATTTGAGCAGAAGTCCTGCACAGTGATTGCCGCATCTGAATGCGCATTCAGACTGTTGGTCATTAAAATGCGGTCTAGCTTTGCCGCTACAGACTTCAAATAGAAGTCGCTTATAGGTAGTTTGTTTTCTGACATGACTTTTTATTTTACAAGATTATGATTCAACCAAGCGCAACATAACTGCTATTAATTCAAGATTGGCCTGTTGTTATGTATTTTTGCTCATACTGCATAATATCCCAGTATGTTGTTCCATTTTCGTTAGTACCGACCATAATACCGGATGTACTGCCGCATGGGAAGGAGACATATGATACGGGACTTATTCGATTTCCGTCTACAGCTAGCTTGACGTATGAATTTTCGGCATTGATGGCCAGGGATATAACAGCACGTATAGTTGTAGGAATAAACCAGTGGACGATACACACCCGACCAATCGGAATAGCAGGAGCAATGTAAGAGCCATCATGATTTATAAATGCCCCATCAGTAAGGCGGCTGACATTAGGTTTTAGAAGCATCTGATCAGCTTTTACAACACCTGCCACATCAGCATTATTGCATTTGAAATATCCGGTCTTCCCATCCATGGAAAGATTAGGTTCTCCTCCGGTTGAATCCTGTGAACGCATTACCCCGTTCTTAAACTGGAAGTTCGCAATATTTGCCCCATCGGCAAGAACAAGGTTGAAGGCGGACACATCCTGCAAGTCGGCTTTCTTCCAATCGCTGTTACTGGTGGAAGGAGTTGAAGTGACCGTTTTCCCAAATACATTTACGATCCATACCTGCAATTCAGAACCGGAATATTTAAAGACGTAATCACGCCAATTCTCATTCCACGAATATGAATTTGACGAGTTCCATTCCCCTCTGTTTCGTGGAAAACTGCTCGCCGCTTTATTCTCGGCATCCTTCCCGTCTTCCACCATATTGACAGAAACGGAGCAAACAGGAGTATTATTCCAATCACTGCTGCCGGAATACATGTAAGCGCGAATCGTATAATATTTATAAGAAACGGTAGGCGTAACCGTTATCTGGTAAGCAGTGCCGCTTGAAGACTTTATCTTACTCCAACTGCTGCCATTATTGGAAGCAAAGACTACAAGGTAAAAGTATGCGTTATAAATGCCTCCATAACCCGTTTTCTCCTGGCATGTCACTGTAAACGAGCTTGGTTCAATAGCTCCTAACGAATTTTTGCCAATCTGTGACACGCTCGGAACAAGCCAGTAGGAGGTGGCATCGCTGCCATCCGATCCATCCGATCCATCAGACCCGTTCCAGCCATCACTGCCATCACTGCCGTCCTTTCCCGGTTCGCCATCCTTTCCCGGTTCTCCGTCAGACACGACAGGTATGATCTCCTTGTCGATAATCTGCCCGCTGGCATTCATCAGGATAAAAGTAACCCCGGAACCGGCATTGACAGAAGCCCCCAACGTATAGGCGGAACCATTGGCCGTCATACTGAATCCGGCAGGAAGGGATGAAAGCGTTGTTGTCGCATCCTGTTCGCTACGCGTTACCCCGCAACTCACTGTCGAAGGAGATATGGAATAAGAAGATGTAGACTTGTTATAGGTTCTCTTTATCACATCAGCAGACGGAACCAACCGGTAAACAGCCGTTCCTTTCACCTTCGACAAGGTAAAAATGGCAACCATGCTATTTCCATTATGTTTCGCGGTCACCGTCACGGAAGCCGTGTCCGCTGAAATTCCCGTCACATTCACGACTCCTGTCGTGTTTGAAGTAGCGGCAATAGTGCAATTCCTAGCCACCATGCTAAAGGTAACACCGCTTGTCAGCTTCACATTCTCAAGGTACAACTCAGCCGTTGTTGTCGCCAGTGTCCCAGAACCGGAAGGAGATCCGTCAGCCTTGCAGGCTATCACATCCGAATCATTGGTCAGGTTGATGGAATAAGCGTTCTTCCCATCCTTGCCATCGGAAACCACAGGTATCACCTCACGGTCCACCACTTGCCCCTTCCCATTTTTCAGTACGAAAGTCACATTGGTGCTGCCGTCCACATTGAAATTAGAGTTAAGCGTATATGCCTTGTCATTAGCCAGCATGGTATAGCCGGATGGAAGCGCGGACATTGTTTCCACTTTGTCCTGCTCGCTACGCGTCACTCCACAGGTCAGCAGTGACGGAGCAACGGAATAGGAATCGCTCTGCCTGTTATAAGTCCTTTTAATGACATCGGAGGACGGGACAAGCCTGTACACGGCGGTTCCCTTCACTTTCAGCAATGAATATGTAATGTACAGCGTCTTTGATTTATAGGAAACAGCCACATCCACAGAAGCCGTGTCCTGCGTAATGCCTGTTACCTCAATCTTTCCAGTAGCATTCTGCAACTCGGAAATCGTGCAGTTCAAGGGCGTGTACTTGAATGACACCCCCTCCGTCTGCTTCACATTAGCAAAATACAATTCAGCCGTAGATTCAGCCAAGACACCGGTTGCAATCGGAGCACCTTCGGCGTTACAGGCTATCGCGTCAGTATCGCTTGTCAGGTTCACCATAAAAGCACTCTCGCCCGAATATACCCGCGTAATGTAAAGCGTCTGGTCAAAGGTAATCATGCCCTCACAGTTCACATGCAGGTTTACACTTGCCTTGTCCTCCGTCAGTTTCGTTACCGTCACCCTTCCACCGGAGATAACGCACTCACATCCTGCGGTTTCATAAGTCACAGAATACCTGCCCTCAGTCGGAAGGTCCGCATATTCCAAAGCCAGCTTCCCTTTGGCAACCTGTATGTCGGTAAATATCTTATACCTGTTGACCACCACCTGCGAGCTGCCGGAATACACAAGTTCTTCACCGTTCACCACATTTATAATATCGTAAACGGACGAATCCAACCGCCCGAACTCATCCACGTTGACGATGGTGTCATAAGTACTGAGCATCACACTGTAGCCGCTTTCGCCTTTTAGGTCTTCCAGTTGTTCCTTGGTAAACTTGATGGTAGATCCATAGATGTAGGAATTTCCCTGTATAACGCCATCACCCTCAAATGTGATTCCGTCAAATTCAAGACCGTTCAAGTCTCCGCGCACATAGGTATAATGCCTTTCAGGACTGATATTCCACGTGTCAACCCCAGACAGCATCACAAGCAGGGTACGGGTGGTGTAGGTGGATGACTGTCGCGTCTTATCTGTAAAGTTACCGTATGCGGCAAACTTCATCTCGGCGCAAGGATGGGTGGTTGTTCCCGGCTTTAAAGCATATTTAAACCCGCTACCGTCCGCCAATAGCTCTGTGGGAGTGAAGTACGAAGTCGAAAAACCGACAATGGTTTTGAATCCGCTTCCATCCACTATTTCACCCGTAGCGTTATCCCCCTTTAGATTATGGAACATGCCACGGTTAATGTCCCCTACGTGCGAACTCATCAGTTCACCATCCACCAAGTCAAGATAAGCAATCTGATTCTCCACATCCACCGACTTTATCTTGCCGAAAGCAAACGTGCTCCACTGCTCACCGTCTATTACATCAATGCGGTTAAAGCGGAACTCCATCGTCTCAAAACGGTCACGGGCTTGTATTTCGTCTGCGACCAAGATCGTTTTCCCTGTCTTCTCGTCAACGTAGAAAGCACCGCCGCTACCAATCCAACCGGGAATAAACTTACCAATCTTTAGCCCTTTCAGAAAAGTGATAATCCCAGAGCATATATCATTAAAAATCTTGGATATAAAGTACTTTCCTCCATACGTCTTAACCAGTGAATCTATCTGTTTCGCATTATATCCACCGCTTCCTTGCCCCCCGGCTATAGAATCTATCTGGTGCTGCAATCTTTCGATAGTCCCTACTTCCTTGTCATTTCTTAACGTAACCTCATACGATGGTATTAGCTCCTCCCCTTCTTTTATAGTCAGAGTATCAATAATCACACTCCCGTCAATCCCAATATCTTCATCTTCAAACAGCATCAAGTCCCCTTCTTTCATTGAATCGTGAAGATCTTGCCTGCTTGCCATATAAATATTATCCACCGAAGGTTGATAGCTATATCTCACATAATCGTTATTTGCAAGATATTCTTTCCCGGCTTCCAGCAATCTTTGGGCGGCAGCTTTGATGTAAACTTCGGGCATCTCTATGTTCAGCAATACAAATTTGTCGCCCGACTTTATATTATAATCGTTGTAAGGGAAGTACAACGCCAACCCATCATCCTTTAACCGGTTGCAAGTCAGTATATACTTATTCCCTTCCTTTTTGCATCCGGTTATCTCAAACTCGCGCCCACCACACATCCCACTTTTCATTGAAATAGTAGCCGTGTTGGCAGATAAGTAGTCATTTATATCAAACCCTACGTCCTTCAAGGTAATCGTAAATGAAGGAATGGAATCACCCTCCTTCTTATCCTCCATTGTGCCATCATCCTCTATCTGTTCTGCATCAGATACCTCGTCCAAATTACCGTTATCTCCTGCATCAATATCACATGGCACTCCGGCGGATGTCAACTGGCTCGCAGTCATACCCTCCATAGATGGACATATCTCCGGCAAAGACTCGTTGCTCCCATCAAAGAATACAGTCCCTTCACGGACACCAAGGCTGGACACGTTAGGGCTATCAATATAAGGATCTAATGTATCGTATGGGAACTCAGGAAGCATAAGCCTGTCAACAGCCATATTGTTGGGCAGGTAATTGGAAAAAGCAGAGTTAGACAGCTTATTATAATACCTTGCAGGTATATTTCTCGTGCTTCCATACACCCTTAATCGGGTTATGATAGCTTGGTCTGTATCCGCATGCCTTTCTATTTTATACAGCCCGTTCCCTTCTCCGTATTTAAAGATGTTGTCCACTGCTATTCCGGCAGTGCCTATGGTTATTACCCTTCCCCGTATTATAAAGTTAGCCTTGAATTTACTATTCACCAATGCCAGTGCATCCCACACTTTTATATTGTTGACATCAATATTCACATCAGTCCTATTCACAAACTCCGGATGTACCGTCACAGTCCATTTTTTGCCGCCCGTATAGATACGGTTCAAATTAGCCTGTATTCTGTCAGCCAAATCCTGCACGCTTGCCGCATAGAACGAAAAAGTAGGAAGCGAAGAAAAATGAATGCCATTATCGTTGAGCACATAATCAAGAAAATCACAACGGGTTAATTCGTCAGATAACGAATTGAACTTGATGTTATCATAAACAAAAGCATTCCCAGCAGATTTTTTCGAAGCCTGTTTGATAGTGGTTGGATCATAATTTATTTCAAATCTTTCTCCCCTATATTCCAAGAAATCACCGATCTGAAAGTTTATAGGCGTTTCGCTCTCTATGCTCACCATCACATAGCATTCCCCCATAAACTCCCCGTGGTATTCCAACTTCTTCACGGTGCACTTCCCGGCACTCATCTCCTTGTCATATATCACCCATTCACCCATAGCAGCACAATATTATCAACCGGATCATTAACCTTAAATCTCACAGTGAATGTTACCACATCACCTTCATCAGTATTTCTCACAAACAGATCTTCGCTACAACTCACATACCTCACCTTTTGCTTCCCTATCTTCGTGTATGTATCATACACTCGCAGACTGGAGCCATCGCCATTCTTTCCGGTGATATACTCAAAAAATAAAATTAATTTTTCATTGGCTGTATTCATATCCCCTTTATAGGCAAATTCTACGTCTATTTCGTAGGATTTTACAGGTATAGTAGCAGGAATAAATTCATCATCGCCGTTTTTATCCGGCCATGAACGGGAAGGCAGGTCTTTGGCATCCCCAAAAACCTTAAATGGAAAATCCTTGCAAACTATCCCCCATTCTTTTTGTGTATCAATGACCTTTGCGCCATCTACCATCTTCTGAAATAAAATAGCATACGGTTTAGCCATGCCTAGCTTAGTATTTTGTGTTGTGTGTAAATAAAAAAAGCTCATACTCCATGAACCTTCAATTCACAGGGTATGAGCCTTTTAAGACTTCTGTTTTTAATACGACAGCAAATATAGCAAATAACCGGGTAACAACAAACAAGAAAACGGTTTTTATAAAAATAAGATGCCTTCTATGCTTTTGAGCATAATACCAGATAAATTCACGTATAAGATTTTTTAATAAAAGAAATGTTTATAACTTTGCATAATGTTTAATAAGGAGGATTAAAAATGAAAAGAGAAGGTCTAATACTATCATACTTGTTTAAAGGGGAAGCATATGACCATGAAACTCGCTCTGAATTAATAAAATCAGGGTACAGGCAGATCACTGAAACCAAATGGGAAAATATAAAAAATGGAACTAAATACGAATTTAAAATATCCACCTCTTATGAAGGAGAAAGATATATTAGCCATATAGAGTTGATAGAAAATGGAGATTCCTCTATTATAAACACATTTCATAACGACAAAACCGAAATATTGGAATCTATATACCCAGAAAAGGTAAAACGCTACGAAAAGAAAAAGGTATATGCAAATCCAACATTTAATATAATAGAAAGCCCAAGCAAATGCCTCAAAACAATAAATGAATTTATAAAAAGCCACACGGATTTTGTCGAAACATGGATGAAGCCATACAAAATCACCAAAATTGAGATTAGGCACATACCACGCCCATTCAATAATTCCGAAGCAAGAGCAGGAAACAATCCATTCTGCGAATGGAAAAGATTAACACCATCTAGGGAAGGTAAATACTATGGAAATCCAATATGTACCAATAAGGGGGTAAAATATGTATTGATGCCAATAAGGCATTGCGCTGGAGATTTTCTCTATGCGTACATCAGTTACATTAAATTGATTGATAATATTAAATAATTCAATTATATTCGCGTATATAAATCTAACAATAATAACTCAATAAAAACATCATGGAAAATATAATCAGATGCCCATATTGCCATAGTCAGCAATTATCCATAGGCGAAAAAGGTTTCTCCGCCACCAAGGCTATACTAGGTTCATTGTTGTTCACCCCAATACCGGGTGCATTAGCAGGCTTTATGGGTAGTAGCCAAACAGAAGTTACATGTCTTAATTGCGGAAAAAGAATGAAAGTATCCCAGCTTGAAAAAATTGCTCCGGTGGATAAGGACGGCTTTGAAGCCGTACATTGATATGGAAGATTACATTCATAGGTTTTGTTAAGATGGAGGCGGAGTATTAACCCCGCTTCTAATTTATTGCAGCGGTAATTCTATTCACTAGTACGCATCCGCACATCGCCATCCGTACCAACTACACATTTATCCCCATGCTTATACACATACACCTTGGCTAAATCAGATTGTTTCACCTTCACTTTCGCATTATCAAAAACAGAGATAAACACCTTTGATACGCCATCCGCATTGATCTCCACTTCCGAATCATGTCGGACATATATTGTACAAACATCATACCCTCCAAATTTCAATACCCCGGTACAACATCCATTCAATACCAAAACGCTATTAGGAACACCACAGGTCACTACTCTTTCATTTAACCACACCCCATTTCTATGAAGTACCTCAGGCTCAAAATTGGCAGCTATAAAATCATTAGATGGATAATTATGTTCTATGCAGAAGTCAAGTCCACGAACGTACATTTCTACAAGTTCGTCCTTGCTTTTTCCATCCATCCACTCCCCTTGCCACTGCTGGCAGAGTCCGAGCGTAATCGCCCGGTCTCTTAGTTTACAATTCAGTCTGTCCATCGTTATTTCACATTAAATTTTTTATGACCATCAATCACAGCATTCACGTTATCATTCAACTCAGTAATCCTGTCTGCCGTTATTTTTGTGTTAATCTGTATCTGCTGTAACTGTTGAAGTTGTGCCTCAGCCAGATAATTCGTTCTTGGTACTAGCTCATTCACGAACTTTTCCAGCAGCATCCTCTTTACCGACACATCTGCGCGGATAGAATTAATATACGAAGCCAGTAAATTAGCCGTATCTTCGGTTACCCCTTCAATCCCCTTGCTAAGACCACTGCTTTCAGCTTCTTCCTTCATGCTGACGCCATACTTTTTCTCCATATATTCGTTCAGCTTGTCTAGTGCATCATAATAACCCTCAGTTTTGCTGCTAATCCCCATCAGCACATCGGCAATAGCCTCCATCTCCTTGTCGTCCAATGAGAAGTCATTGCCAAAGAATCCGCTAGCTCCGTCTTCTCCAAACAAGGCTTTTTGTAATTGCTCCATGGCCGGTTGAAGAAGACGGGTTTTCAAAATCTCATTCATTACATCCCCCATAATTTCGGCAGACTTCTTCTTGAATGCTTCCGCGCCATCCTCTCCTTTCTTCCAAGCCTCATATAGAGTGTCTCCTAATTGAGAAGCCCAATCCTTCAAATTGATGCCATACAAAGCATCAGCCGCTTCTTCCGCAAAGTCAGCCACCTGTTGTCTTAGTTCCACTATCTGGTTATTATAATCCTCTATCTTTCCCTTGTCTGTCTTTTTCTTGTCTTCCTCTGCTTTACGCTGCTTTTCTATCTCAGCCATCTGAGCCTCAAGGTTGGCGCGTTGAAAAGCGTAATAGTTCTTATCCTCTGCGGCAGAAGCCATTTTCTTCTGAGCTTTAAGTAAATCCCCCAGAATCCGTGTGTTTTCAGACTGTTTTCCTCCGCCCAACATGGCATCTTTTATGATACTCATCTTTAAAGAAGATTGAGTATTCTGCACTTTTGCCTGAATATCCTCCAGTTCTTTAGAAAGATCAACCCCAAACCCCTCACCTAAAGTATATTTCAACTTGCTTTCTAGTAAAGAGTAAAGATTGGTAAGTTTCTGAACTTCAACTTGACTCCTTTGAATAGCTTTATCAAGTTTCTTGTCATGTGCTTGCGCAATGCTTCCGATAATGCCCGTTATTCCGCCAATAGTCCCGGTTATTCCTTCCAATACATGACCACTGGCAAATGCAGCACCGGCAGAAGCCAGTCCGCCAATTCCACTCATTATCCCTTGCATTTCAGAAAGTGAATCAGCGAAGTCTTCGTTCCCAAGACTTTCAAACACGGAAGATAAATTTCCGACTGCCCCTGCCGCCTCATTTACACCATTAGCAATCTCAGTAAAACCCTTTTGCATTTTTCCCCTACTGGTAAGCATCTCATCTTTAGCCTTATTTGCTTTGTTCTCAGCATCCGCCAGCGTCTCATAGTGCATAGTCAGCTTACCGACTTCCTTAATCTGGATAGGGATTCCGTTTTCGGTAAACGTAGTGGTCGTTTTTTCTTCACCGACACTTGTCCCTACCAATATCTTTCCGCCATTCCTTATAGTCTCAACATCCGCTTTTGCCTGTCTATATTCCTTCCATGCCTCCGATGTCTCCTTTATCCCATCAACCAATGCCTTAAAAGGATTTCTGATATAAGTCTCATTCTTCAGTTTCTCCAAGGTATTTATCAATGTCTTAAAATCCTCAACGGGCAAATCTTTCCCGGCTGTTTGCTTAAATTCTTCAATCTTCGATATAATCCGGTTAATAGTGGCAGACGAAATCTTATCCAGATCCTCGAATGTTTTAGCCCACTCGTCGCTTTTCTTAAACTCATCAAAAGCCTTTGCAGCTACATCTTCATTCTCCTTTTTGCGAACACCCGTTATGGCTTGATCGGTGTATTTATCTCCAAATTTTACCCTATTCTTTTCCAGAGCCTCAATATCCCTATTGGCTTGTTCATGTATAGCAGTTATTTCATCTTGATATTTGCGATACTTTGCAACCAATTCGGCAGCGGTATTCAAGGTTTCGGCCTTCAACTTCTTATTTGCATCCTGATAATTCTTAACCAGCAAGGAAACCACCCCAAATGTATCTTTCCCCATTTTCTCAATGTTCTCCGGGGTCATTTTTATAAGCTCATCAAATCCTATACCTATATTCTTAGCAGATATTTCCTTCTTTATCATAGAACCCAATTCTTCCACTTCGCTGCCAAAAGAGACTTCCCCTCCGAAAGCCAAATTCATCGCCATCTTTTTGTTCCCCATAGTTTTGGAAAGATTCTTAAATAAATCCCATCTTTCCGCCATATTAGCAACAATGGATTCCATGTCTTTCTTTAGGCCGTCAATAGCGTCTTTTCTAGCGTCACTATCAATATCTAGCTTTAGTTTCCTTATAGATATTTTCAACCCTCTTTGAGCCTCAGTCTTATCACTCAAAGATGCAAGAATCTTATCCAGTTCTTTATTATAATCCTCTATATTGACAGGCTCATTCCCCTTAAACAATGAATCAAAAATGCCAGACTCCTTAACCTTGTTTGCGGCAGCGTCTTTACCTACCAAGGCACTCCATTTCTTGTATTCTGAATAAGCATCTTTCAGCAAATCAAGGCGCTCTTTATATTTATCAGCCACAGCGTCTTTTTTACTTCCTTTATCTCCTGCCAGCGAATCGGCGTTTGCCCCAAATGCAGATATGATCCGTTCCAGCCCGTTATATTCCGCCTCCATTTGAGTAAGCATTTCCGGATCAAAAAAAGAAATAGACTTCGCCATGGCAATTTCTTTCCCCAAATCTTTGTAAGCCTTGGCTATCTTTTTAAGCCACTCCACATGTTCGTCATCATCTTTTGGCTCATACTGCTTCAAAGATTTAAAACTCTGCAATACATCAGATGCAATCTTTCTCCACCCTGTTAGGGCCGTAGGCGTTTCATCTCCCAATGATTTAATCTTCGACAGGGCATCTCTCGCTCCGTTTATGCTATTCTGTAAGGAAACCGACTCATTATTCAAATCGGAAATTTCTATTTTCGCCTTTCTTATAGCCTCTGGAGTGATAGTTCCCCAAGTAGCTTGGGCTTCTTCCTTTGTCGCCAGTTCTGATTGTTTTTCGGATATTTTTCGGTTTATTTCTACAATCCTTATCTGTGCATCTTCTATTCTGGCCTCCAACCCTTCTTCTGTCATTTTTCGCTGGCTTTCAGTATATTTCTTTACCTTATCAACGTCTATAGACAATACATTTCCGTAGTCATCAAAAGCCATTATTGCATCAGGAACGCTTTTTGCCAAAGACCTCATTACATCATCAAGCCTCTGATTTTCTTTAGCGCTCCTATTTATTTTTTTCGACAGTTCATCATATACCCCAAGGTTTTTCTCTATACCCGACGTTTTATCAAAAGTGTCTTTTATACCAGCAGCAGCATCATTCATGTCAGAGATCAATTCCTGGGCACTTTTCGCATTGTCTCTTAATAAAACAAAAGCTCCCGCAGCTATTCCTACGGCAGCAGCTATGGCCACCCACGGATTTATAGCCGTAGCCAGTATTTGCGCAGCGGTAAGTGTTTTTGTCGCGCCTGTCAGGGCATTTATAACCTTCACCATCTGCATAGCTCCATATATTCCTTTTACAAATGACACAGCAGCCGCCACGGCCATAACAGCTTTATATGCCCCAACGGCAACAACAGCAGATGCTATAGCATTCGCTACACCTTCCCAATGATTCATTAAGGATGTCAATAATTCAAGACCTCCTTTTAGATTGCTATTATTGCTATCAGCCATTTCCGACAGCATTATATCATAGGAATCACGAAGGTTTGCATACTTTCCGGACAAGCTCTCTGCCAATTCTTCCTGCATGTTAAAGAACTTTCCTCCCTCGTCTGTCAAATCCCACAAGACATCTTTAACCATCTTGAAAGATACTTGCCTCTTGCTTATTCTGTCAAATACTTCTCCTGCGCTGACAGCTTTCCCCTCCAGTTTCTCAAACTTATTAGCAAGTTCATCAATCAATGGAATACCCGCTTCCGTGAATTGTCTCACTTCTTGCCCTCGCAGGAAAGCTGCGCTTCTCACCTGCCCATATGCCAAAATGATGCGTCCCATATCCACGCCAAGTCCGGCAGAAATATCAGCAAGTCTTTTGGTTGTATCATATAGTTCTTCGTATGGTATAGAAAAAGCCGAAAGCTGTTTTGCATAAGAGGTCAGCTCCTTAAATTCAAACGGAGACTCCACCGCCAACGTCTTAATCTGGCTAAACAAAATATTAGCCTTAGTGGCATCTCCCAATATGCTTTTTAAAGCAATACGCTGTTTCTCAAATTCTCCACCAATGGTAATAACGCTTGTCAAAAATCTCTTTACGGCAACCAATGAGTACATATTGTAAAATTGAGTGCCGAGCTGGGATGCAAGACCAGACTGCTTTCCCATAAACTCATTTAAAAGCCCCTGCTCTTTCCTTAGCTTGGAAACATTTGAAGTTTGGTTCTCTATAGAAAAAGTCCCCCTGCTCCTTGCATTCGACAGTGCATCTTCCGCCTTCTGATTACGTATCATCTGTTGCCTCACCTTCTCCTGCATCAACTGCTGGTCTATCAAAGACTTCTGCTGAATCGCTTCTATACGAGCATTTCTCACATCAGATGCCGTAGTATTATAATTCAGTCCTAGCTTTGATAAAGCCTGCCTCACCGCCTTTTGCGTCGAAGCCTTGTCTACCACCACGTCTATTTTAAACTTCTGGTCTTTTAAGGCATCCTTCACGCTATTTCTCAGGGCAGATTTACTTGCACTGAAATCCAGTTTTATTCCAAACTTTGTACTAAGTTCTTTCTTTACCTTTTCCTTTATCTTCTTAATATCCTCATCACTATAATCTTTGAAGTGGATACCGTAATACAGGTTTCCTATATCAGCCATGATTTTTGTCGTTATTTAGTATTTGTGTTGTGTGGCAATGCTTCTACACCTTTGCGTAAAAAGTCATTCAAATTAACTTTCAGTCCCTTTTCTTCACGTTCCTTCTTTCGTTGCATCCATCTCTCCGTCAGCTTGTCCATTTCGGCTTTGGTCGGTTCGCTCTCCTTATCCTTTTTATGGTTATAAGATACCACTGGAGTATCCATCGCCATCAACTCTATCTGTGCAGCCGTCATAACCCAGTAATAAACATACATGGGAATATTCACCAGTCCCCCAATCAAGACAAGAGGTTCCAACATCCAAGGATGCTTCTCCCCTATGGCTCCGGCTTCTCCGTAGGAAGTCCTTGACGGAAACGCTCGGCTTCCTCCTTCGTCATCGTCATCATCGTATCCCTCATCTCTGTCATTAATATGGTACTTATCAGGAATTGCATGGACGGAACTTTTTTTTTACCCGTTGCTATAATCGGGACTAACTGCTCGTCAGAGTATTGTCTTATGTAGAAAAACCATCTCCACAGCATCCAATACAGGAACTTGATCTTCCAATAACCATTTAGAATAATGATCGCCGCGCATTTACAGCTCAATGTATCATCGTCCTTGTCTTTCATCAGTACGGATGTGTACTTTCTGATAGCTCCCTTCTTCAACCACCCAATCTTATATTTCTTTTTACACCCCTTGATAGAAACTTCATCCACCGAATCATCCATAATATCATTCAGCAGCGTTTCATCCTCAAGGCTTGGTCTTTCTATTGCTTCTTTTTCCATATGCATTGTGTTGTGTATTTAAATAAAAAAAGGGTGGCGGCACTTGGCTCACCACCCTTCTGTTACATCAATCAGAGCTTTATATTACTATTCAGTAGGAGCATCCGCATTTGTGTCTTTCTCCAAGAATGCAATATCGTCACCGTCATCGTCGCTCAGCTCAATAGATCCGGTCAACTTGAATCCGAATGGAGTCGTAGAGGCGTTTTCAAACAAAGGAGTGGCAAAAATAGCCAGCTTCTTAACCACGCAAGCCTTCATCTCGTCCTCCGACAGCAGTACTACGCCCACGTACTTCTTCACCGTCTTTGACTTAACGGAGAATCCCTTGTATTTCTCGTCGTTAATGGTCGAAGCCGTCACTTGTGTAGCACCTCCCATAAAGTACTCAACTAATTCCTTTGATACGCTGGGAACTGTTGCAGAGAAAGAGAAGTCCCCCGGGGTTGAAGTAACGCACCAGTCACCCGACAAACCATGAACCTTAGTTCTGTTCAATGTAGGCTCACCCTGCGACATTGAAAGGGAGTCTACCGTTACGGGCAAATCCCATTCGGGGGATACAGTAGCCAAATCACTAATACCACCCTGTTTAATCATAATCGAAGAAAGACCGGAAAACACGTCTTTCAATTCTGTTTTTTTCTTCATTGCCATGTCTTTTTGTTTTAAAATGTGTTTGTTATTTAGTCAATAAACTTGCTTGTATTGTTACTGCGTGAAACCCGTAACCATCTTCTCCACTCATCAATACCCTGGGACGAGAAAGTATCATAAAACTGTTTGATATAGGAAACTTATCTATGGCCGAGTCTGTCAGTCTGTCCAGTTTGGCTATATCTTCCAGCCCGTTTCTGTCTTTTACATATATCTCAATCCTTGCATACGAAGTTGTCATGCCATATCCTTTCCCGTAAGTCTTGTTATATAGTGTTACCGGTAATGAAACAACGATAAAATCTTCCATGGCTTCGTCCACTATTTTAGGGCGGTTTGTTGTAAAAACATTCCCGCTTACCTCCTTCATGGCGTTATACATCGTCTGCAATATGTCCTTTATCTTAAATTCAGTAGCCATTATCTTATCGGTTTCAAGTTTGTCACTACAGTTCTCGGAGCTATCATAAAAGTTTCTGTCAATACATTAAGTCCCTTATTCTTTTCAAGAAACTCTGAATATTCAGTACCGGTACACATCACCATGGAAAACCCTCTATTGGATGGCTTATAAGAAGAAAGAAACGACTTTGATGTTGCAAGTCCATATCCGCCGTCCGTATCCGTTAAGTATCCTCTTTTTACAGGGATAAACCTTCCGCTATCATAGTCTTCTACTATAACCACGCCTTTTCCGTCTCCTCTACTCAGCTTCACACTGGTAGGTTTTGCCACATTATCAGCGTCATACATACTCACTATGCGTTTCAGCGTCCCATTTGCGTAAATGCCTACAGCGTATGATGTTAGCGTGTTACCCGTCAAATTGTGATACTCCTTGGCAGTTTCAGCATCCACCAATAAAGCGTAAGCCGATCTTGTCAAGCATTCAACGATTTGTTGCGTTATCAGCTTCCTAGCCTTCCGCATCCCCTCGTCAAACAACTTTGCGTTACTAATTTCTGCCATACTCCCAATAAATATCAGTACCCAGATTATTAGGCTGCTTGTCAATCACAATCCCCTGTTCCTTGTAGCACCCATAATCCACCACTACATTGTCTTTTTCCTTTGGCACATCCATCCACTCGGTTAGCGACACAGGTAACGCAAGCACCCTCTTGCTCACCATTACATACCCGGTGCTTGAAACATATTCCTTCTGGTAACTCCGGCATACCCCTTCATAAATCAGCATGGGCGCAGCTTCATCTTCCGAGAACGGATCGCTTTCCCCCGGTCGGGTAATAACAACCTTATGTGGGTATCTGGGATTAGCTTTCATCTCTTGGGTCTTGTTATGGTTAATCCGAATCCGTGTATTCTACACTTCGAGTTTCTGGTATTCTCTCCATACATTTTATAGATGTCATTCGCCATCTGCCTCAAATTCCGCTTGTCAAACGCACTGCTTTCCGTTCCTCCCTCTTTGTGCTTCCAATATCCGTCAGCATCCTCCACGCTTCCCTTTTTGCTGGGAGTAGAGGCACACCACATATACAGGTCAGCACGACACAAATCCTTGGTCCGTTTTTCAATATCCGCAGCAGGTGTTCCGTTTTCAACCTCCCTGTCCAGCAGGATGGTCGCTATAGCAGAATCGGCAACTTCAAAACCGACACAGCCAACGAGGTATTCCTCGATGGTCATGCCGGTATTTGTATTTTGAGAATCACCTTCCATTACGCTGTTACGGTATAGATGCACATATATTGAGGCATTGACGGTACGCACAGCACAGCCATCTCACTCTCCACGTACATAGTCTTTGTCTTCGATTCAAAACGCTGAGTCAGCAAGGTACGTCCGCCGTCAAACCACGCGATTCTCTGAGTGGGGTCGTCGGTAAACACCATCGGCTTAACACTCTTGATAGTACCAATCTGTCCGTTAGGAATGAATGATACATTAGTCACGTTGAAGTTCTCAATGGTTGTCGGCTTGATTTCCTTGGTCGCTTCATCAAACTTCTCAACGGCGGCTTTACTGTCTCTCGGTACGATAGGACAACCCACGATACGCTCAATGGCCGCTTTCAGTGCGTCATCGGTCATATTCTGTGCATACTGCAAAGCCACATTGCCTGCGGTGTCCGAAGCAGCAGCCGGATAAAGGGCAAGACCGATTCTTTTCAACACCTTTGTATGCGTCAACAGATCGTCATACAGGTCTTCCGCCATTTCAAAATGACCGTCAGGGAATCCGGCCTTCTTCATTGCCTTGCGCTTATTCTTCAAGTACAGCAACGGATCAGAAGTAGACCCTTCGTTAGCTACCGTATGCTCAGCCTTAGTCCACCAGCGTTCTGTAGTCGCCAGCGTTTCCTTATTGTCAGATGGTACTCCGAAGTCAAAAGTCAGCCCTTTTAAACCTCTGGGGTTATTCTCCAAGTCAATAGAGAACTGTCCTGTAGAGGCGATACGCATACGCTGATGCGTCAATGCATTTCTGTTACCACCCAGCAGCTTGTCTGTGCTTTCAAACATCATATCCAGCAAAGCCTTCTGTGTTTCCCCGTTCAAGGCAGACTCTCCAAACTTCTGAACCATCAGCATGCGTTCACGCAGCATTTTTGCATTCATCGGATAGCGATGCTTCTGGGTAGGAATCTTGTTACTGCCAATCTTGAATGACCCCAAAGACTTGTCAAGTCCTTCTGAATCAACGTCTACATATACAGGCAAAGTAGTGATGCCCAGCGAAGCGATCAACTGCTCATAAGTATAGTCAAGCTGAATCTCGCTGTCCCACACAAACCCATCGGTCTGAGGAGTATTATATTTCAGTTTGAATCGGTCTACAAATTCTTGGAACTTCACGTTTCCAAGACCAAATGACATCAAGTCATAGTAATTATTCACCATCGTTCTCATGTCTTCCTCCTTTCATTACTTTTCCTTGATGGGTACAATCATCGGCAGCACAGCCAGCACCTCATCAGGTACAGCCTCCGCAAGTCTGTCGATATAAATTTCTCCTGCAAACACCACATTTCCGGTAGCATAGTCCACGCCAGCTTCCTTGTAAATGTCATTCTGCAATAAACCTTTCACGGTTTTCGGATCTACCGTCCCACCTGTATTGGTAGCGGTCTTGATGTCTGTCGCCTTTGCGATTTTAATCTCAGCCTTAGCCTGATCAAATACGCACATTGAACCAGACGGGATCACGCTGCCTTCCGCAAAATCGGATAAGTTCGTAATCTTTCCTCCCACCGGAAACGCACCCTTGATTTCGTGCCATATACTCTTGCCCGAACCGTAGGATTTCTCTGTTTTACCAAAAGTGTTAAAACTTCCCATGTCTGTTTGGTTTTTGTGTTTGTGTTAGTTCTTGTTTTCAGTCGGAAACTTCCCTTCGGCAGCCTTTTCGCTGAAATAATTATCCAGCAGACCGGTGCTTTTTCCACCTGCCCCTTGTTCTTGACCACCCCTTGGAGCGCCACCATCGCCACGCAATTCCTTGTAATTCAAGTCATACGTTTTCAGATAGGCTTCCGACAATTCTTCCGCAGTTTTCGATGCATCAATCTCCTCACCTTTGAATGTGTATTTCAATACACTCTCATCAGTAGCTCCATTTTTCTTCATCAATTCCTGCACCTGTTTCAAGAGTGAACCCTTTGTTTCGCTAGCCTCCTTCTTCTCAATGCGGTCTTTCAACTCTTTTAGGGTGTTTTTCAGGTCTTCCAGTTCCTTATTATCAGAACCTCCACCATCGTTACCTCCATCGTTTCCATTTCCGCCTTCTCCATCTTCCGGCTTATAGTTCTTTTTGAACTCATCAACCCTGCTAGCCACCTCGTGGTCTAAATTCCCACCCATTGATTTCAGAATATTCACGTGAACCTTGTAAAAAGCCTCCGTTACTTGTTCATCATTGGTTATCAATGGGAGAACATTATCCACATACTCACTTAGCGTTCTCTCAGATAAGCTGGTTTTTCCAACTCGTGTTTTCAATTCGGACAAAAGTTTTTCTTTCTCCATCGTGTTTTTTTGTGTTTGTATTGCGCAAAATAAAAAGCCCCGACCAGCGCAGCTTTCACTACGCCAATCGGGACTTAATAGTCCTCTTGTATTAATATATTTAGCGGAGGTTAAAAGATTCGAACTTCTGAACCCTTTCGGATTACCTGCTTAGCAAGCAGGAGCGATAAACCACTCTGCCAAACCTCCTTTTTGTTGCTGGGGTGCGATTCGAACGCACGACTTTTGGGACATGAACCCAACGAGCTACCACTGCTCCACCCAGCGATGTTGGCGGCTCGCTTGCCGCCTCATTCACCTAACTAATTTAACTTATGAACAAAAAAATCATATCCTTACCCTCACAACATTTTTACACTTCCTGCACTTGATTCTTACAACGCTTCCGCATCTCACCTCCACCTCCATTAGCTTGTTCCCACATTCGCATCTCACGTCTTCAAACTCTCGTCCGTAAACCCTCAACACCTCATCCTTGTCAGGAACATACTGTACCTCTTTATCCATGCAGAACTTATTTTCGGCAAATATAATCCATTGATTTATAACTTCCAAACATTTCATCATTAAATTAAAAATTTAATATTTATCCATAATCTCTTTATATTCAATACTATATTATATATATTTGCACAGTCATATTAAGTTTTAGAGGTTATAAGCCCGTTTCCGTAGTTCCCATACTGCGGCAACGGGCTTTTTGCACATGTACGAAGAAAGCCTACATACAGCCAAAGGAGAGAATGTACTCACATACGGGTACATCGAATCGTTGCGCTCTCTTGATAAACTGAAAAACAACCCGTTAAAGATTATAGCGCAGCGTGGATGCCAAGAGAAATTTCTAGGCTCAAAAGCAGACATTACATTCTTTGGTGGAAACAGAGGCGGTGGAAAGAGTTGGGCACTCCTTATGGAAGCATTAAAGGATATAGACAACAGGTATATGAACTCTATCATTCTTCGTAACGAAAAGGAAGACTTAGCAGGCATGATAGAAAAATCATACCTCATATATTCCCAGTACGGCACATACAATAAGTCACAAAACGACATGACATGGAACTTCAATAACGGAGGAAAGTTGAAGTTCTCCTATTATGCCGACGCTTTCGAAGATTTTAAAATCAGATTCCAAGGGAAAGAATACTGCTACATAGGCATTGATGAGATAACCCAGTGCCCGTACAACAAATTCAAATACCTCATGACGGACAACCGAAACGCATACAATATGCGCAACCGGTTCTACGGCACATGCAACCCCGATCCCGACTCATGGGTTCGCAAATTCATAGACTGGTGGATAGACGATGACGGATACCCTATTCCCGAAAGGGACGGAGTATTAAGATACTGCTTCATGGACGGTGATTCTCCCGATTCTATTTACTGGGGAGACACCCGGGAAGAAGTCTACGAACAATGTAAAAACATAATCGACCCCAGATGGAAACCCGAATTTGAAGAACTTGGATTCGACAAGAAAACCATGTTCGTCAAGTCTGTCACCTTCATCAAAGGAAAATTGGAAGAAAACATCCGCCTGATAGCATCTGACCCCAACTATGTGGCAAACCTTATCCAGCAGGACGAAGAACAGCGCTCCCGGGATTTGGATGGAAACTGGAATTTCAAGAACACGGGAGACGACATCATCAAGATGGCAGACATGGATCGCTTCTATGCCATGCCACAAATGACCCCGGGGAAAAGATATGTATCCTGCGACGTTGCTTTCGATGGCGGCGACTCCTGCGTACTATGGCTTTGGAACGGGTGGCATATCGAAGACATCTACGTCTGTCGGCTGGACAGCAAAGAAACCGTAGGAGTTGTCATGGCAAAGCTGGAAGAATGGGGAGTCCTTGAAGAAAACTTCACTTACGATCTAAACGGACTTGGGCAAACATTCAAGGGATTCTTCAAGGGCGCCATCCCGTTCAATAACCGTGAAGCCGTAGACGACCAATACAAAAACATATACGACAATATAAAGTCACAATGCGCATACCTGTTCGCCAAAAAGATCATATACGGGGAAATATCCATAAATCCCCGTCTGCTCGATCTTAAATTCTCCGGCAGGGGATTCGAAAAAGTCCCCCTGCGGCAAATACTGATGAAAGAGCGAAAGTGCATACGCCAAAACGAAGATGCGTCCGACAAAGGATTCTGCCTTATCCGAAAACCGGATATGAAGAAATTTGTGGGGCATTCCCCGGACTACTTCGAGGCCCTGTTCATGCGCATGATATTTGAATTAAAACACAAACACAAAAAACCGAAAGGACTATGGATGCTATAACAGACAACTTAAAACTAAGGGAAGTGCTCGTCAAGAAGCCCTTCCGCCGGATACTCCCGCTTGGCTACATGCTCGGGGGGCTATCCACCTATGGGGACGACAAAGATGCCCCGCGGGATGTTGGATTGTATCAAATACTATCCCAAACAGATTTCCTGCGTGAGTTTGAACCCTCCGGCCACAAGATAAACAACCCGTTTGTCTATCCGGACCGCGAGCGCGTAAACCCGGAAACAAAGGAAAAGTACGTGGAGCAAATGGTAAGATGTTCATTCGCTTTCCAGCGCATCATCACTATCAAACAACTCACCCACCTGTGCGGCAACGATGTCCAGTTCGAGATGCCCGAATCAAAGGAAGACAAAACCATGAATGAAACCTTCTTCAAGTTCAAGGAAGGATGGGCGGTAAAGGATATGGAGATAGCGTGGTATGAATCAGCCAAATCCGTTAAAGTTACCGGAGATACAGCCTATGTAGGCTACATGAAAGATGGCAAGTTCGGATGGCGTGTCCTGTCATACCTCAACGGGGACACTCTCTACCCTCATTTCGATTCCATCACAGGAGAACTTACACTGTTCGCCCGCGAATATTCCGACCTTGACAGCGAAGGGAGGCAGCTCACAAGCTACGTCGAGGTATGGGACAACGCTTACTTATATCGGTACAAGCAAGACAAGAAAGGAATACCGGGAATAATGAATACCATAAAGAAAGTATTCGGACTAAGCGGGTACACCCTCATTTCAAAGGAATCCCACAACTTTCCGTTTATCCCCGTAGCCTATCGCCGGGATGACAATGGGGCTTGCTGGTCATTTTCTCAGGACAGCATCGACCAATATGAGCTTGCATTCTCCCAACTATCGCAAAACAACATGGCATACGCTTTTCCCATCATGTACATGAAAGGCGATGACGTAGAACTCATTGGCGATATGTTCGGATCAGTCAAAGCCCTTACCATGGGAGCCGATGATGATGCAGGATTCTTACAGAAGCAAGACGCGTCAGGATCATTCAATGTGCAACTGGAAGCCCTGTACCGCATGATCTACGAGCAGTCCTTCACTGTTATCCCTCCCGAAGTAAAAAGCGGAGACCTCCCCGGAGTTGCGGTAAAACTACTGTATTCTCCAGCCATGGAATTTGCCATAAAGGACGCGCAAGAATACAACAGCTTCATAGACGGAATGGTACGCATCTACACGCATGGATACGGAACAGAATGCGGTGAAATCACCCGGTTTAACAGGTTGAATATATACGCATGGATATTGCCGTACACCCCGCAAAACGATGCGGAAACCGTTACCAACTTGGCTACAGCCGTACAAAATGGCTTCTTGTCCAAGCAAACCGCATCCGAGAAAATACCTATGTATTCCAAAAACTCGGAATGGAATCGCATCATGCTCGAATTAAAGGAACAGCAACAAGCCGATCTCCTCAATGAAGTCTTGAAGCAAAAAGAAGCAGCAAAAATCAAAACCACGCAGCAAACCGCCAGTTGATTATGATAGAGCCGTCAGATAAGGAAATACAGGAAGCAAAGGACTATATCAGGTTAAGACTGAGTGCAGAATTAAGCATTCAGTCCCACCTAGAGATACTCATGCAGAAGGCAGCAAAGGATATTATAGCACTATCCTATAAATACAACCTGCCGGCATCCTCTTTCAGATTCTCATCAAACAAGAGTTTACAGAAAGAGGTCAACGCCATATTAGCTACCCTGCAAGATACCATTATCGAATACACGGAACTGCTAGCCTCCGCGACCCCTAAATCAGACGACAGCGAAATATTTCCATTCCTGCACAGGGAAACATTCGGAGATACATTGGATGGCCGCACAGAAAAATACGTTCATCGGTTCAAAGACGAGATCCAAGATTTCATAGCCGCCGGACTATTGGCGCACCTGTCCGAATCCGGTCTTCTGTCAGAGGTATGGAAGTATATGAAATCCCCATACTCCAACCCACTCGTTGGGACAAGCACTGGCAGAGGACAGTCCGCCTATCACCGCCTGAACACACTTACGCGTTTCTCCATAGCAGAGGCATGGATGCACGCAGACATGGAAACGGCGATCAGAAACGGGGCTATAGGCTTCATATCCATGCGAGGCTCATCATATCCTTGCTCCCTATGCGATGATATGACCGGATTCCACACCTTTGCCGAGGCTTACCCTCCATACCATTCCAAGTGTTGTTGCATACCAATACCAATTTACGGATAAAAAAACAAGAAAACATGGACTACAGCAGAAAACTACAATCAGAAAGCCGCAAGGCAAAGCTCACACCCGTAGAGAGAGCCATGGCAGACCTCATGTGCCTAGGATGGTCTGCATCCGATGCCTTTATCGCCACAGGACAGCTAAAGCCCGCCCTCAATGACGAATACAACAAGACGCAGATAGAAAAAGTAATCTCAGACGATCCGTTTATCAAATACATGGAACAAAAGCAGCGTTCCATCAAGCGCGGCATCCTAAAACAGTACACGGAAGAACCGGAAGAAAGCGAAAAGGAAGACATAACCCTGCTATCAAAGGAAGAAATTCTCCAAGAGGCGCTTCGGTCAGCCTACGCCCTGCCTATAAACGACCCCAAGCGCGTAGAAATCCTTATGAAGTACGCCGACCTCCAGCAGATGAAAAAGGACGAAGTGAAAGAAGAAGACACCACAGTGCACTACTATCTTCCCCTCACCTGCAACAACTGTGAGCTATACATCAAACACAAGAAACAACTCAAAAAATAAAGCACATGAAAATTCTAGGATTTACCATCATCCGTACCAGCAAGTACAACCGGCTCATAGAAAATTCCGCTAAGTTGGCAGAAGAAGCCGTCCATAACAAACAGAGAGAAGCATTCATGGCATCATCCCTCAAAAAAGCATGGGAAAGCAATGACGAACTACGTTCCAAGTTATCAAAATCGAAACAAAAGCGGGATAGCCTAGGTAGATTCACGAAATAGCATTACCTTCGCGCCGTATAAGTTAACTTGCCAACGAATACCAAAGGAAACAACGCCCCTATATAACAGTGTTAAACAGGGGCGTATTTTTGAATATTTACTATCAATATCCTTCTCGTCTTTTACATTCTTGGCGAAATTCGTCTTCTTTCATCCTTTTGTAGCTTGCAAAATCCCTATTAAGCCTCATATCATCATTACGACCATAAGACTGTTTAAGTTCATCAACACGTAAAAGGTCAAATTCAGATTCAAGCATATCCTCCACTTTAGTACCGTCACAGAGGTAATTCTCTAAATCATTAATATTCATTTTTTTCTCTTTCATAGCAAATATATTTTAAAATTATTCTGCTAAGATACAAAAAAACACCTCATTTCATAGCTATATGCCAACTTTATTTACGATTGACACCATCGACTATTTTTTTAATTTTAGAATCAATATCAGGCGCACTTAACGGAAAAATTTCTTCAAGAAGATACTCTGTATATCCTGAAGTGGATATATTAAGCCATTTACATGTAAATTGATCACGTATTATTTCTCTTTCTTCGTGATTATTCCCGTGCAACACATTTACAACTTCATTTTCACGAAACTCAATCAAAAGGACATCATTCCATTCCATTTTGTAATTCAGAAGAACGTAAAAATGCTTTATATTATTATTTTCAACGAATAAATGCTTGTTTTTTGGATTACGCGAGAAACGTTCTCTGATTTCTTCAAGAATATATTCGTCATTCAGAAACTTAGCTCTACTCCTTGCAGCAAATTCAGATAAACCTTTTTCAAAAGGTTGATACTCATTATCCACTTCATTAAATTTCATAACATTGTACCTACCATTGATTTCTTCGGATGGTTCCGACACAAATTTTGTTATCATCATACTATTATATTTTAGGTTTGAAATACACAAATATACGAAACGATTCAAATAAAGCAAAATTCATTCTGCATTATATCTATCACACGCTGGCATCTCTTGCATCCGGATAGCCTTAATTGTTTCCCTGCCTTCCAATATAGCCTTGCATACACGGTGGTATCCATCTGCAATCTGCCCGCAATCGTCAAGAATAACCGGATAATCCAAAGAGCAATCCCGTACTCGTTTGCACTGAAAAATGAATTGGGACATAGTTGTAGCTTCAAAAGGTTGCGCTGTCAAATCAACACACCAGAGAGGCAGATCCAATATTGGATACTCTTTAGCTTTAGCAAATAGATAGAGGGTTGATGCTTTCCAAACCTCATCCCCTCTATGATATTCGCTTTCCCCAAAGGTCATATTATCAATTTGCACCTTCATTATTACCTTGCTCCTTTTCATTCGGCTCTACCCACGAATAGGTATCCGCCTTCCCTTTTTGCTCATTTTCAGCCTCATCCTTAATTTCATGCGCCATCCGTTCTTCCTCCAAGATCTTCGCGTCCTCCTCATCCGAAAGTTCCTCAGTAGGACGATTGATAAATTCATCAATAGCCACTACAACCGAATGCTGAAATGTAGCGTCCACAATAGAAGCACAAGCCATCGCATTAGTAAATATCACCGACAGCGCATCCAGCATCTCCTTATCATCCTCAGACATATCCACCTGTACAAACACCATTGTGTCTTCCCTATACTCCATCGCCCAGTTCCCAGCCACCGTAGCCACCTTCAAATAACTAAAATCCTCTCTCTTGTACTTCAATAGGGTGAAGTTCCCAACCTGAATCTTTTTACCGTATTCCATACTAAATATTACATTAAATATTACACATAATAACCATTACAAATCCTCAACGTCATATTCCACGCCCTTATCAAACGCGTCCTCTTGGCACAAATCCATATCCTGCACCACAGGCACAGGCGTTTTAAGTTCCTCCTCCGAGAATCCATACACCTTATACAAGAACCCGCTTGCAGTCCGCTTCTTATTCATCTTCCCGAACCCGATCTTAGTCATCTGCCGCCCAAAGGAGATAATATCCACAGGTACAAACCCGTTAGCCTCAGCATAATTCACCATATCCTGATACATATCCGACACCTTCAACCAATTAAACAGTTCACCCTTGGTAGCAGATGCGCACCGTACTCCCCGCGCCGAAGCCCAAGACAAAGTGACATTGCTTTCACCCATCACCAACAATCTCTGTTTCTCCGCGTTCTCACTCTTGGGGAATACATACTTGCGTTGCTTTAGATATTTCGCTCCCCTCATTATCCAGTTCAATATCCCCGGATATTCCTGTTTCAAGTCCGAAGCCAAATGCTTGTTCTGCAATTCCTCCGGTATAATATGCTCAAATATGATATACAGAAACCGTCTGAAATACCCATGACTGCCATCCGTGCTCTTAGGGATATTATTCATATTGAATATCAGCCAAGGTATATTCCTCACCACATACACATTGCCACCTATATTCCTCCCGTATTGCACCTCGCCACTACACAGCGACTTAAAAGCATCCTCATATCCCGAAATATCCTTTGCCTGTATCTCCGGGCATACATTCACAATCTTCCCGTCAACCGCAGCAATATTCCTCATGCGCTCATCGCCACCCTTAATTAAGGAAAGCAACCCCATGCCCGAAACATTGGGCTTTCCGAATATCCCGTCAATAGTCTCATAGATAACGCTCTTTCCATTAGACCCGTTACCATACAGCATAAGGCAATTCTCCACCTTGTCAGTCATATACCCCCTGTCAAACGTGCAAAGACCAAGGTACATCTGCAAAATACTGCGGCTCTCCTTCTCCGGCAATACTGTGCGCAGGAATGAGTTCCACAGCGGACACTTCGCTGTCGGGTCGTAATTATATTCATTCAGGTAAATCACATGAAATTCAGGAGAAAACTTATGTAATACCCCGGTAGTCATATCCACAACCCCGTTGAGGTAAGCCTTCACATGAAAAGAGGGATGCAAGTAGCAATTAAGCCTCAAAGATTGCTTTGCTTTTTTCTGGAACTTATTCAGAGAGTAATACATATCCCTGTTAGGCACGTGCATCCTCACTAAAAACAACTCTATAGCCCTCTCCAATACATCCTCGCTGATAGGCTCATATATCTTCCCTGTAAAAAAGTACGTTATTCCATTCATGGAGCGCAAATCCCCATTTGACACCGATGTATAGACCAATTCCTGTAGTGAAGCAGAACTATCCCTATAGTCCTGAGCCTTGCTTGCAACATCGTAAGCCGTTCTATCAGAGACACTTACCAAGTTATCTACTATATCATCAATCAGTTTTTTGTAGTAAACCATGCATTGTATCGTGTATTAAGTTAACTAACACAGGGCAAAAGCTACCCACCATTAGTTTCTCCATATTTTAAACTACTCCCAGACAAAAGTACATCTATTATACACACTATACAAATATTTTATAAGTTATTTATAATAAAGAGTTTACGAAGTGTAGTTAAAGTAATAGTTTATACATAAAATGAAGAATAATGTAGCATTTGCAAAAACGATGATTTCGTAGAAAGTCGCAATTTTTTATTTTATAAGGATTGTGCAGGGGGATAGTGTATAATAGGAATGTAGAAAAAAATGGGAAAAATTTTTAGATGTAATGAATACGCACCATACACATCCAACAAAAGGGGGTGCTACCCCATCTGAATATTATACAAGTAATATTCACAGCTTACCCCAATTAAATACTGAAAATCAGATACTTACAAACACGGAAATCATGTTTAAAAGCACAAAATATTATACCAAATACTCCCCTTATTGTTTTGCTATTATAAATATTATTCGTATCTTTGTATTGTAAGAAAGACCTAGAGAGGTAAGGATATGTAACAAAACTTAACACGTTTTTATTACGCCATCCTCTCCCAGCTTTTCCTTACAGCCACCCACCGCCACAAGACGCAAGCGGCAAACGGAATGAACCGTTTCAAAGCAGGTGAAACGCACCTGTTAAATTAGCGATACTTTGATCTATTGATAAAAGATACCCCAGTACGTTTGCAGCGCACTAGGGTACTAAATGAAACAACACTATAAAGCGTTATTTCGGGATTCGTAACGAATCACAAGCACCGCAAATATACTTCTTTATTTTGGAATTTCTTCTTTTATACGCTCAAAAATTAACTTCTTGTGAATGTGTTTATCGTTATCCTTACAAGGTGCACACCGTAACAGGTAGGTATTCATAAAGTTATAGATGGCGTAACGCTGCCTATTGCTGGATACTCTGCAAAGTACCCTTGGATAACATAAATGACAAACGTAAATTGTATAGGTGATTATAGCCCTATTCCGTTATATAGTAATGTATAACAGGCTTACAGAGTACGTGTTACTCCGCTAGGTTGCTGTAAGCAATGCAACATAGGGCACTACTAATCAATTAACATTAATCACTTAAAAATTACAATTATGAAAAAGAATGAAGTAAACCCAGCAAAACAGAACGGTTTGAATGTAACAGTTAAGAACGTTAAAACAGCCGTAACGGTAAATGACGTAGCCAACAAACCTAACAAGAAAGAAGCTAAAGAGGCTATCTTACTAGAACTTTCTAAAGATGTTTCTTTGAACGGCTTTTGCAAGCTGATCGCAAAGATCAAAGAGGAAAGCCCCGCAAAGTATAAGGAGCTTATGTTAGCACATAACCTTGGCGAAAACTTCGAGATCACTTTTGAATGGTTCAAAGAGAATTGCCCGAAAGATGAAAACGAAAAGTTCGCTAAATGGAGAAAGGTTAACGATACTACAGTTTTGGCAAACGAGAATCCCCAGTACAACCGGGTAACCGCAAAAGGTGTACGCTATACGCTAGTTCCTTACAATATATCTAAAGCTAATTACAAGGTTTTTCTTGACATGTTTAGCGATGTTGTTTCAGAAGTAAACCGTTTGCGCACCTTAGCAGAAAGTAAAGTTAAAGCTGCAAAGAAAGAAGAAAGCGAAAAGAGCAGATCTTTAAAGAATGCAGTCAAAGCCGCAAAGGAAAAGATAAAAGGAATGAATCTAGCGGAGAAGTTAGCCTACATGACTACTTTACCCGAAGATATTCAAGATATTCTCTTGTCGGCTTAATAAAAAAGGTAGTTCGGATCTGAAAAGTAGCCGAAAGGTAGGGCGCGATTCCCTACCTACCTACAATCAATCACCCTATACAATTCGATACATGCACGAAAAGCGCGTACGCATTTACACCGCCGGTATTCATTTATCGGGGGTGTTTTTGTGTACCTGTCGGGGTGTATGTATAAATAATTCATAGTTTTTAATTCAATAGGACGGCTTTGTCCGGAACGGTGTAAAAACCGTAACGGGCAGAGTACACCCTTTCGCAAACGTCTTTCGGATGCGAATGACTGGGTGTTTCCTGTCCTGTTTTTAGTTTAGTTAAACGAAGGACGTAATTTACCCGAACGAGTTGTAACAGCTTGAACGGGTGAACTACACCCTTTAATGAACGGGTGCGCGTAGTTCGTGTGCCCGTTTTCTATTTAAACAAACCACTATGAACGATTACGAAATGATAATGCAGATCCCGTTTGAACGACGTGCGAAAATACAGCATGAAATTATATCGGAACGGGTACACAAAATAAACAAACAGATACGGGAGCTTCAAAAGGATAAGGAGAACAATTACGAACGTATTGGAAACCTTCTGTATGAACGGAAGTATCTACGCGAACGAATGGAGGTTTTGGCTGAACGGTTTATTCCGGACAGCCGAACGAGTTATTAACTAATAAAGATGAATGACTATGGCAGAAATAGTAATTATAGCCGCGTGTCTGTATGCAGGATACCGGCTTATAAGAAAGAAAGATGAACGATTTTGGTATTAGCCAAATGAACGACTCTAGGCGAACGAATCGCCTTGTTATGGGCTATCGGTTTTGAACGGCTGGTAGCCTTCTTTTTATTAACTAAAACAAATGAATTATGGAGCCTAAATTTGATTACGATTTTATCTTTTCAGATATAAAAGGAAACGATTATTTAGAAATACATTGGAAAAACATATCTGCAAAAGAGTTTACTCGAAAAATAAACCGGCTTAAGTGGAAGTATAACGTAAGCGAGGCTATTATTTTACTAAAATGGTTTAAGTAAGATTATATCTTCTTCGGATTCCGGTTTGACTCTAAAAGTCACAACGACTAATAAATCGCCTGAACGGCTGTCTCTGAACGGGTAGCCGTTTTCTATTTACCAATTAAATAAACTATATGAATAAGACTGAATTAAGGCAGAAAGAAGAACGATACATTCTCGACTGCATTGACAATGAGGAATACGACATTGTGTGCAACAGCACGAAAGAAAAGCTCGAATTTGTAGTTAAGGTATTCAACCAAGAATACAACTGTATTTCCGTCAAACGGACTTATCCGAATGTACAGGCGCGTTTTGAGCAATGGCTCAGAGGTTTGCCATCTTCTATTTCGGTTGAATACGACAACTATAAGATAGGCGAAATAGGAAAGATCTGGGGCATTACGAATGAACGGGCGAACGCCAGGTTTGTAGAATACTGGTGGGCTACAATGTCGGCGGCATTCTTTAGACTATGTGATAAGTATATAGTAGACTATTCCTACCTGTATTAATCGCACGAAGGCGTACGATTGGATTCGTGCGTCTTCTCTATTTACTAACTAAAACAAGAAAAGAAATGAGTGAATTAAAAAATTTCAACGATTTAGAATTTAATCGTCATCCGTTGGCAAAATATGCCGAACGACCTCCTTTCATTGTTCGTCATGAATATGCTGAATCCAAACTGGCAAAAATGGATTTTGAAAACGGCTATGGAATTAGTGTCTTATTGGGGTCTCTATTTGAATCAAACGGCATAGATACCTATGAAGTTGCAGTGTTCAAAAATGGAGATTTATGTTATGCACCAATCACAAACATTGAAATCGGTTTTATAACAGCAAATGAAGTATCCGCTGTTATGAGGCAAATTCAGGAACTACCTAAGACATAGCTGCCTTCTCACTTATACGGCATAAGCATCGTTAACGTATATAACAAGAGCGTGCAATTAGGTTTGTGCGCTCTTTCTGTTTATCTACTAAAACTTATAATTATGAATAGAAGCACGAATATCAAAGACGATTCATTGCCTTTAATAGAAGAAATAGCAAATGAGTTGAAACTTTACGGAAATGACGTAGCAGTATGTTATGGACAAGTCTACTCATCCGTTATGTTCCATTACGATGGAAAAATAGGAAGCGTAGCTGTATGGGGCGGAGTATTGTACTGGAGGAGAAGGTTTGGGGAGGACAAATCATATGAAGTTATTCCAGACTCAAACCTAAGTATATATGAGCAAGCCGAGCAGGTATTAGCCATGCCGATAACAGACCGGAATGGAGAACCGGTCAAAGAATGCGGTTCTTTGGAAGATCTAGTAAACAACCCGTACTTTAAAGGGATATATACCATCGTGTAGCATACGATCTTAACGTTTTAATGAAGGCATACCTCTAAAAAGGTATGCCTTTTCTCTTTTAACTAACTAATTAATAACAATCTAAAATCTACGAGTATGTTGTATTTTAATTTCAAAAACTATGATGAGTTTAAAGAGAAATTCGGTAAACGTATTACCAATAACGGGAAAGAAGTTCGTTCAAACGGTATCCTTCTCAGTTACCTGAAAAGCGAGATGTCCCAAAGACATTTCAATAATCTAACCTCTGTTTCATCTATGACTAATTTATATACTCACATCATAGAAGAAGCCCTAATGTCAGGAGAAAATGTGGTATTAAATATTAATGACACAATGTATTTTTTCCATTCTCCCGACTTTAGAACGGATGACCGTTTCGGACTCTGTGAGGACATGGATGCAAAATCAATCCGGTATTACAGACAAGACAACGGGAAGGCCTACAAAATGAAAGCAGGACGCTTTATGAGACATATTCTACTATCATGTGAACGAACGAAATACGTATGCGAGCAGGCTTTGAATTATGTATGTGAAGTATTCCAAACAGAATGGGAAGCATATGTAAACACTAAATCTGACGAATACGAGTTAATCGTAGATAGTGACTTTGAATACATTTATGATTCATTCCAGCAAAAAGGGAATTTCAATTCTTGTATGAACGACGAAGATTACTATTCATTCTATAGTAAATCAGTAAATGCGTCAGCAGCTAGATTAGAAAACAAGGATGGTAAAACCGTAGCGAGATGCATAATCTTCAACGAAGTGCATGAATGCGATTCTGATAATGTATTCCGGTTCGCAGAACGTCAATATTCATCCGATATGGACGAAAAGCTAAAACAGCTACTCGTCAATAAGCTGATTCAAGGAGGATATATAGACGGATATAAAAAAGTTGGCGCTGACTGCCATAGTTCAAGAGTGTTCGTTCTCAACGATGGAACTTCGTTGGAAAATAGATCATTTTATATAGATTGCTGTATAGAAGGCGATGACGCAGTTTCTTATCAGGATTCGTTTAAATACTACAATTCCTCTAAGAAAATAGCCTTTAATAACGACTCATTCAATTATGATTTTGAGCTAGATATAACTAACGGGTATCTTGGTGTATATGACTCTTATCACGATTCATATTGCCTAGAAACAAGAACCGTTTATGTCTGGATTTACTCCCGTTCATATTATGATGAAATGACATGCGACGAAAACAGGCTTGACGACTTCGATTACTGCGAAAAAGAAGGAGACTATTACGATAACACTGAATATTCAGATTATAGTGGTATATATATTCCCAAAGGTAAAGAAAGATACTCTTATGCGCTTTCCGGTTATCTACACGAAGATGATGCGTTCTATTCAGAATTGATGGATGATTATATCCCAGACGATGAAGTCGAAAAATACGAGGATGAATGGATGGAAGAACATTGGTCATATGACGAGGTAAACGAAGAATACGTAAAAGAAGCTGTTAAATGCTTTATTTGGAATGCGTTCAACCATGACTATGACGAAAAGAACGTCTCAGTAAACTATGCACATGATAATTTCATAGAATACGAAGGCGAATACTACGATGAAGTAAACGAAGATGGAGTTCCATACCATCTAGTTGAAGAACTGGAAGAAGCTACCCTTTAAACTCTCATTGGTTGCCGAATGCGAGAGCTTCCGGCATCCTCATTTACTAACTAAAACAATTAAGATTATGAGACTATTAAAGAAACTTTATGAGATTTCATCCCCGTCAGAACATGAAAAAAGAATGCGTAAATTCATCATCTCCATATTAAGAGGCGCTGATATTCCATATTATGTAGACAAGATCGGAAATGTGTATGCCACCAAGGGAAAGTCCAAGACTTATCCGTGTATCGTGTCCCATATAGACGAAGTGCACGATTTTCATAAAAAAGGGTATGAGATCGTGGTTCATGGAGACGTGATATTTGGATTGAATGCGAATACAATGTCATACGAAGGTATTGGAGCAGACGACAAAAACGGAATTTGGGTATGCCTGAAAGCCTTGAGCGAATTTGAGGTATTAAAATGCGCGTTTTTTGTCAGTGAAGAAATTGGATGCATCGGAAGTTCTGATGCAGACATGGAGTTCTTCAAAGATTGCCGTTTCGTCCTTCAATGCGACCGAAAAGGGAGTAGCGATTTCATCACGTGCGCTTCCTTCACAGAACTATGCTCCGAGGAATTTACCAACGCTGTTGAAATGGATAAATTCGGCTACAAAGAGGCTAACGGCATGATGACAGACGTTATGACTCTGAAAGGAAATGGATTAGGAGTGTCTTGTTGTAACATATCATGCGGATACTACAACCCGCACACAAGTAACGAGATGACAAGATTCAGCGAGCTACAGAACTGTTATGAATTTGTAAAGCATATCATCACGAATTGCACATCTGTATATTCACACAAACATACGTCTTATACAAAATCATACGGATCATATTACCAGAGGTCAGTCATATTCAGTGACTTCAACTGGAGAAAGGACGCTCGTACTGGAAGATGGACGATAGACGATGCTCCGGCCGGAATGAGGCAAACCTCAAAAGAAGACGAAGAACAAGATGCTGTAGACGAAGAATACGTTTCCATGGCTAGCCTTATGGAAGAAAAAGCACTTAACGATCCGGAAAAATTCTCGTTGGAAGAATTTATAACTTCTTACTCCGAGTATTACCCAAACTTAATACGTTCTGACTTTGAGCGCTCTTGTACCGAATTAACCGGAGTTACTTATTAAACAAAAGGGAGAGATTTTCTTAATTGAAAGCCCTCCCACTCTACATTAGCGACTGTGAAGTCCCGTTTTCCTCAAATATAATTCTACATGGCGTTGGGAAACGCTCTTGCTGCTTACCTATTGAGAATGAGCGAGTGTAGGTCACTGTAAACATAGCATTAGCTTGCTAGCTGCCATTCAGAACATAGGGTTCTTACAACGCATCACGGGTTAGCTCTCGTGGTGCTAGCAATTATTAACTAACTAATTTTTAATGAATTATGAAAGCAATTTTAAGTAAAGAACTAAAGCACAGAATAGAATGTGCCAGCAAGAATGGAAGTGTCATTGCGACAAAAATCATTAATGAATTGAAATTCCATAAAGATGTACGTGAGATCATAAGCGGAAAAGGGAATTATTTCAATTCCCTTAGAGTCGTTTCTCGGGAGGATTCGTGTACCAAATTAAAAATCAATATCTCTTATTGTAATAAGGACTTAGACAGCGATCTATTTCCGGATAAAGGAAATCCAGAGGCGCCGTTTTTTCCTGAAAACAGAAACGTGATAGGTGCAGGTTCGTTTGCTCTTAGTTTTAAGTCCTTAAATAATACAAGCGATGAAGATGTTGACTACTTTTCGCAGGCTATGTGCGTTAATTCAAAAATCAAAATTTCGATCTATGACAAGATGAGTGATTTTGAAAGAGCTTATCTAGGAGAAAACTATTACCAGTATGGGCAATTTGGAAATGACAGCTCATTGCATAAATCATGTATGAGGTATGATGATAAAGCAGTAGCAGCAGCCGATTTCTACAGAAACTTTGCAGGTTGTCGGATATTAATTGCCGAAACCAGCGACAACCAAATTCTTGGAAGGGCTATTATTTGGGATAACGTCATTTTCGAACTTAATGGAGAAGGAGCTAAATTAAGCCTGATAGACCGAGTATATTCATGCTTCCCGTTTATTAACAAAATGATACTAAACTATGCTTACAAAGAAGGAATCCAAATGAAAAAAGCACGTAACACCTATGATAGCCAAAACCAGTTTACGGTATTAGCGGACGAAGTTAATATAAGTGGAACATCTATGAGCGAAGGGTATGAGGTATATTTAAAAGCGAAAACGTATGTACCTAAAATAAGATGGCACAAAAGTGGAGCACCATACTTGGATACCTTTTCCGTACTTACATCGGAAGATGGCAATCGTTTGGTACTAACCAACGATGAAAATTGTCTAAAAATAGCAAGATTCAGAAGTACGGACGGAACAGCCGAACTTATTAGATATGTTTGTCCAGTATGCGGAAAGATTAATTCAAACAATGAATATTACTGTAGCCTAGATTGCAAAGAAAAAATATCGTCAGTACAAACTCTTTTTGGGCACGCATTTGTATCCGGTGTTAAAAAGTACAAAGGGAAATATTATCCCGCTATCTTTTTTGAAAAAGGGAAGCCTACAGAGGCATTCCTTAATTGGTTTAATATCCGTAAACTATTCTAGTACCACCAATATGCAGGCATCCTAACCGAAGCCTGTATATCCAATTACTAACTAAAATTATCATTATGAAACTTGAAGACATAAACCAAAAGGTTTTTCATTCCGAAATCAGTGATATTGGAATGAGACGAATGGAGAACGCGGGCGTATTACCGAACCTGTGTGAAATAGATGGCTCTGATAGCGTTGTCATAGCATCTATTGTAGAAAAATGGAAATCGACATTTCTAGGAGCTTTTGTCTATCGTTACCCTAAATACTACGGAATGATAAAGAGGATGGCGGAGGTCTTCGGAAAATCGCCTGAATGGGCTGATTTCACAAAGCAGAACATACGGCGATTAGTAGATGAGTTTTCGGACGGATGCGCCCCAAGTACGCTAAAGACCTACCTTGCAATGATTAAAGCCGTACTGAATGACGCTAAGGACGAACACGACATCCCATGCAAGAAGTTTGATGAGGAACTTACCGTAAAAAACACACCCTCTGTCGGCGTATATCTGAATCTTAGCGACATATCCAAACTAGAATCGTATAAGCCTGCAAACGAACGGGAGAATATCGTTCTTGCGCAGTTTTTGTGCGGATGTTACACGGGCGCCCGGCATTCAGACATCTTATCCATGACAGAAGACAACATCTCTGGGAAGTATCTAACTTATGTGAGTCAAAAGACAAAAATAGCAGCTACAGTAGAGGCTAAATCGAATTTAAAAGAAATGTTAGCTATTTCAAGTAAAAAAAAGTACGCTGATAGCCTGTTTAACCAAACAATTCGCGATATTTGCAAAAAGGCTGGAGTTAACGAACCTGTCCGGGTGTTTAGGGCAGGAGAAAGCATATCCGGTAAAAAGTATGAGTTTGTAGCGAGCCACACGGCTAGAAGGTCATTCGCCACAAACCTTGCCGAACTAGGAGTTCCTATTCTGCAAATATCCAAAAGGATGGGGCATACTGATATAAAGATGACACAGCATTATATCGTTTCACCTATTGGAGCACTAGACGAACGAGGAATGAAATATTTTGAATAACTTAAAAATAGATACTATGTGGAGAATTGGAACATTGGCATGGTTTATCTTGATTGTGGTCTTTTGTTTTGAATTCAAGGGATTCTTTATATACCTTGGAATAATATTTCTACTAGCCATTCCTGTTGGAATAAAAGCAGCTAACGATGCGGAGAAGAAGCACAAATTGGAGAGGGATAAAATTTATGAAGATTGGAAGAAGATGATGGAAGATAAAAAGCAGAAAGAAAACAAGCAATAAGAAAAGGCAGACACAGGATTGGTTTCTGTATCTGCCACTGGTTATGTTACAGCTATGAGTTATTTTTGTGAGCGTATTTTACGGGAATAAAAAGAGCTATTTATCTTCTGTTCAATTTGATCAAATGATTCAGCCACATCTTTTTGCAAAATCTTTGCATAGATCTGCGTAGTCTTAATATCCATATGCCCAAGCATACGGGAAAGTACTTCAATACGAACACCACTTGATAAAGCGATTGTCGTGGCAAAGGTATGTCTGCCAACATGAGAGGTAATCTTTGTTTTTATACCACATAACGCACCGAGAGGTTTTAGCATTATATTGTAATTTTGATTAGAGATAATAGGGAGTTTATATTCATACTTCTTCAAAATCTCAACCGCGGGCTTCATTAAGACTACATAATAATCTGTATCAGTCTTAACCCTAACATCCCGGATGCACACTTTCCCTTCCTCAATAATTGTACTGGAAAAATCAAATTTAGCCAAATCTGCATAGGACAGCCCTGTGTAACATTGAAAAAGGAAACAGTCCCTTACTCGTTCAAGCGAAGGGTTATCAATCTCTGTATCCCGCAATTTAACAACCTCATCCATGGAAAGATATTTTCTCTTTCCATAAGCGTTCCCCCTATGGATGGTTATTCCTTGGTATGGAGTATCATCCAGCAAACCAAATATAATAGCTTCTTTAATATAAACTTTCAACCGCTTATGGTATGAATACACGGTAGTTTGTTCATGGACTCTTTTTTTAAGCCATTCATCAAACAATAGTATATTTTGTGGAGTTAAATCAGAGAAATAGACAATCTTCCCATATTCAAATAGAGTGTTCAACATCGACTTATGTTGTTTTTTGGTCCCGTTAGCCATTACTCGCTCGTTTATTCTTGATTCAACAAAATCAAGAAACGAGTTATCCGACTTTTGGCATGAAATTAAAAAGTTATCCAGTTTATCGAAGTCAAATTCTTCTCCCTTCTTTAAAGAAGCATTAATAAACTCTTGGACAGTAGATTTTACAGTATCTATCTGTTCATTCAACTGGACGGCATCATCCCTAAGGCAAACATGAGTTTTATCCCTCCATTGCCCAGAGAATAATTTTACCCCCGTGGAAATCCACTTCCTTTTACCATTATAGAGGATTTCAAGCTGCACAAGCCCTTTCTTTGTTTGGGATGCAACATTTTTTCGGTCGAATACGACTCTTAATGTAGGTATCTTCATAACTGTTTTGGTTTTTGGTATCATACCGGTATCATATCGGTATCAAAAGCGTGAACTATAACGTACCTAAACGTATTAATTCGTATGTTATATAACACAAAACAGTGACCTTTTTAGTCTTTATTTATAGCATTTTCTTTATATAAAGATCTCATTATCAACAAAATAGGTCAACCATTTAGATTGACCTATCAGTGATTCCGAAGCGATTCGAACGCTTGACCCACGCCTTAGAAGGGCGTTGCTCTATCCAGCTGAGCTAC